ATCCGTGTAGGTGTCCCCGACAGAACTATTCGGGCCATCAACAAAGCCAATGATAAGAACAGGTAAGGTCTTAGTCGTCGCTATCGTAGAAGAATCGATAGCATTCTTACTATGACCAATTGAAGTTGAACCAGCCGTTTGAACAACCGCGACATTGTTACCAAGAGCAGTTTGAGCGAGAGTTGCATCTCCCTGCGCCTGAAAAACAACATTCGGGTCATCAACGACATACGCTTTGATATCAGTTGCAGTCGTGGAGGCTGTCCACATCTGAGAGTATGTCGGCTGATTTGAATTGGGATCAGTATAACTGCACCCAACAAAAATCCCCACGGGAGTCATAGTCGTCGTGCCGGTGTCTTTTTCAACAGTACCAGCCGCGACAACTTTGACCACATCCCCGTAGAAGATAGAGGTTCCATATGAATTAGTCACCTTCATGTGGCGAATTGAATTACTCCAACTTCCACCACCAAGAAGACCAACTGGACGGAACCCGTGTGGCGTTGCGCTTGTTGCCATATCGTTTTCCTCTTAAAGGATTGAGTTAAAACCAAACAGGAGTATTACTTGGGTTTCATACCCCCGCCGAAGGACACCTGTGTGCGAGACTCATTGAGTTTTGGCATACGAGGATCGTTGTCCCTCATAAAGTTTTGATCGACAGATTCCGTTTGTCTCCTTGCCAACTCGGCATAATACGCCTGCCTACCGCGAACATTTTCTATGCTTGTTTTGCACAAAAGAAGACCGCCAACCTCAACATTGCCCTCAAAGGTAGTTCCCCTATCAGAGGCAATCATTAATTCTGGATGGTCTTCTGCTCGCACCGGCTCCCACCCTTCACGAAAACGCTTGGATACGTTTACCGCATCCTGCGTCCCCATTGTGGATGTTCTGATCCACCGAAAGACATAACCGTCTTGCGGCTGTGGATCAGGTAGAACCTGGGGTGGCTCCCATGCTTTCGCTCTCTCGGAAGACTCACGGGTTTCTGTGTTTCTTGGTTTGCGCTCAGTTGCCTTAGTTTCAGCCATTGGTCATCTCCTTCACAACTTGTGCTGCATACTGTTGTGGCGTAACTCCCAGTTTCTTGGCGAGGGAAATCTGGGATGCAGTCAACTCCACTCTGCGCGTTGCTGCACCACCCCTTTTAGCTGGTGCGACAACGGAGGTTCTTCGAGAAGATGGAGTATCACTGCCATGATTAGTCTTCTCGAAATATTTGGGAAATACTTCCCTTAAAGATTTGTCAATCGTTTCATAATAAGATGGGTCGGTCCTCGGATCGACACCGTTACCCAGTAACTTCTGGTGCAATCCAACAGCATATCCACTTACTTCTTCGTAACCGGGCTGCTGAAACCAGGGATTCTGCTTAACCCACTGAACCGCCCGTGCATCTGGAGGCGGCGCGGGCGCGTATTGTTGAGGCTGCTGCGGAACCTGCTGAGGAACTTCATCGGGTAGCGGGGCAGCGTATATATATTGCTGCTTCTCTGCATGTAACCGCGACAGATTTGACTGTGCATCCACAATCGCGTCCGCGTCACCAGTCTCATATGCCTCGCGATATCTTTGCTTGGCTGTATCAATTTCAGCATCTGTCTTCGCAGAAACCTGATCATAAAGAAGTTTTCTTTGATCCGATAACTGCTGCCTTAAATTTTCATTATCCCCTTGAACCGACTGGGCATATTTAACCGCCTCGGCATTTTCACGAACGGTTTTTTCCTTTGCCCTGCGTTCCTCATTCCATTCATAGCGTAATTTATCTATACGCTTCTGAATGCGCGGTGAGAGGTCTGGAATTTCTTCTTCGTCCTTGGTGGCACCCGCATCCCTCTTTGGGCGACCAGCATCTTCGGATGGTGTGTCATCAACAACAACAACCTCAAGATCGTCTTCGGCTGCTTCCTGAACGGCTACCGCCTGTCCCAATTCTTCACCCAAATCTTCTCTTTCCTCTATTATCATACCCTTACCCACCCTTTCGGCTCGGTAGTGCTGGCGCGGATGGCATCGTCATGTATGAGACTAAACGCTTGGAGATGCCCATCTTTTTGATAAGTGTGACGCTCACCTGAGTAGCGCTTTATCACTATCCAATCCCCCTTCTTGACATAAGCACCAGAGGGAAATTTGATTTTATCTTGATAGGCATCGGGGCCAAAATCCAAAACCAACGCAGTCTCGCTGGCGGCTTGCTCCCTGTCTCTTACGGTATCTGGCATATAAACACCACCATCCGTCTTTTCCCTTGATTCGGGTATGGCAACTAAAACTTGATACCCAAGAGGCCGAATAGGAAGTCGAGATGACTCCCTATACTCATCGAGATCAACAACAGATTCTTTAACCACTATCTTCTCCTGCACGTTTTTTAACTGAAAGTCGGGGATTTAACGGTTCCCCTGCACGCGATTAAGATATCGCGGATACCTGCATGTTCATGTGTTTCACATGAAACAAGATTTAGTCTTCTTCGTTTTCCATTCTGGCTTTGGCTTCGAGCAAATCCAGAAGCTCCCGCTCCGCAAGCGCCAAACCCTCTATGACGCCAACCATTTTTCTGTATTCCTCAAAACTGTGCGCGCCACCACCCGAAACGACATCCGCCATCTCATTCATCTGGTTCCGCAGCGCGCGGCGGTAAACAGCAACTAAGGATTCTTCAGCCAATGTTTATTTCCCCTTCTGTTCAGAAAAGTCTCCTTCACCCCATTCCACGAGAGACCGCGCCGCGTCTGCCGCAAGTTTTGCTTTTTCTAGCGTTATTTTTTCTAAATTAGTTGCTTCTTTCATCCCAGCATCACGTTGTGACTTAGCAATATCAACACCAAGTTTAGCGCCTTCAAGTTCGGCGTTTGTTGCAATTCTGTGCTGCTCAATTTCCTGATTAGATGTAGCTTTTGCCGCATCAAGAGCTAGTTTTGCTCTATCTGTTTCGGCTTTAAGTCTCATCCTCGCCTGATCGGTCTGGGCTTTGCGTTGAATATCCTGCTCCTGCAACTGCAATTCCTTCTGCTGCATCTGGATAATCGGGTCTTGAGCCTGTTGCTGTATCTTCTGCTGCTGCGCCTCAGCGATATCCTGATTGAGCAATCTTTCTGCCGCCTCGGCAATGAGACCAGACAACTGAAATTCAACATCTTCAGGTAACGGCTGATCCAGCGGCGGTAATTCAACGCCCAACTGCTTCTCGATTTCGCGGCGATACTTAAAGCCCAGATGTTCTTGGACATGCGCCGCCATCGAGGCGGATATGGTCGTCGCCATCGGAGACTTCGATACAAGCTGCTTGATTTTCGGGTCTTCAAGAGCAGCCATATGAACCCTGATATGAGCCTCATGGTCTTGAAAAATGAATGCCTTGAGAGGTTTGCTGTTTAAGACATCCATATTCTCACTAACAGGATCACGCGGCTTATGATCTTCCGACATGGGAATTATTTTATCCGCGTCCTGTATACCGAGAACATTCAGCATCTGCCGATGAAGTTCTGGCAGGTCATACATCTGCGGAGCAGACTGCGAAAGTTGGAGCGCCGCCTGATATTGCATGATCCTCTGTGACATTGTTGCCGCATTCGGATCACTGACGGGGATAACATCAACCTTATTGTTGAAATCTTCCGCCTTTATAGCCCGCGAATCAGAATCCACATCATATTCATAACGCTCAGGAGCATAATCCCTGACAATATCAGAAATAAGAATAAATTCACGCCGCATGGCCTCGTGTAATCTCGCCTGAATCGCACTCATAACTTTCATCGAGCGTTCAATCAGAGCAAGCGTTGTCCCAACCGGCGCATCTTGCTTCATATCAGCAAGTTTTAAATCGGTAACGGAAGCAAACCTTCTACCCTCCTCGACAATCTCCCCAAGCAGAGAATGAAGAACATTGCTAGGCTCTTTATATGGTAAAAATGTAAAACCCTCTCCCCCCAGATATTCAAATTCATTATCTAAACTTTCATTTATATTTATTCTAACAACAAATCTTTTATTATGTAATACACCAACTACATTTCCTTCTTCACTATTTTTAACTCTTAACATATAACCTGTAACTTCGTATATTCCCGCGTCTTCATATGTGTGATTTAAAGATACAGTATTTCCAAGTTGAACAGGTTCAGTCGCATATTCAATAGTCCCATCACCCCAGTCTAAATTAGTTATATAAAAATCACCATTTTCAAAATAATCAAACATTATATCTTTTTGAGAAAATATATCATCGTTTTGCCATCTTGGATAAAAA